AACAAGCAGAACAAGAGATAAGAGATAGTTATCATAATTGGGCAAAAATAGTAGAAAAAATAAGATGAAACAAACCGCAACAGAATGGCTATTTGAAAAACTTTGGGAAACACCAAAGGATAAATTAACATGGAACGCTTTATTAGAACAAGCGAAAGAAATGGAAAAGAAACAGATAATGGAGGCTTATCATGAGCAAACAATGAAGTTTTATTGCGAAGAAGAAGCAGAACAATATTACAAAGATAATTATGGCGAATAAAAAAATAAAACACAACTACCAATCTATTGAGGGTTGGTTCAACATGGAGGCTCAATACTTAGAACTACTTAACCATTGTCCTGATGGTGGAACATTTGTGGAGTTAGGTTGCTTTAAGGGTAAGTCAACTTCATTTATAGTGACTGAAATAATCAATCAAAATAGAAAGGTAAACTTTACAACTATTGATAGTTTTGAGGGACATACTAATTCAAGTGATGCAAATGAGGTTCAAGCGTATAATGGGATTGAAAATATTTATAATGACTTCTCAAATAACATTGAACACTTATCTAAGCATATTATAAAGAAAGGATTATCAGACTCATTAAGTGTTATTAAAAGTTTAAGTCACGAGGGTGCAAATTGGTTTAAAGATGGTTCAGTTGACGTTTTATTCGTCGATGCCGGACACTCATTTGAAGCAGTAAAACAAGATATTGATGCGTGGCTACCTAAAATGAAACGAAATGGTATAATTGCAGGACATGATTATACCGCTTGGGCAGGAGTTAAAAAAGCAGTTGATGAGAAATTTGGCACACCTCACAAAGTTGAGAATGATTGTTGGTTTATTTATTTAGATAGATTATGAGCGAAATATCAAACACAGGATTTTGGAATGGCGAAACAGCACACCACCACCATGTACACTCAGAGAAGTTAAGTGAGTGGATATGTAAGTTTATTATTGAACAACAAATAGAAACAATGACAGACTTTGGGTGTGGCTTAGGTCAATATTGTGATGATGTAGAAAGTCAAACAAGTTGTGGTGCATTAGGAGTCGAGGGGAATAAACCAAAAGAGGCAGTCCATAAACTAATAATTGAAAGAGATTTGACAACTGATTTAACAAGTGAGTTTCAATTTAGTTGTGACTTAGCAATTAGTCTTGAAGTAGGCGAACACATACCGAGTCAACACATGGCAACTTACTTAGATAATATCACACACTTCCCTGAGTCATACTTAATCACATCATGGGCGGTTCGTGGTCAAGATGGTTTTGGTCATGTTAATTGCTTAGACAATCACGAAATTTTACCTGAGTTTGAAAAGCGTGGTTTTGCATTAATGGAAAAAGAAACTGAAGATGCAAGGTCAGTAATTGAGGATAAATGCTGGTGGTTTAGAAACACTTTATTTGTTTTAAAAAGAATTTAATTATATTTGTAAAATGGCAAAGAAAAAAGATTTAGCTATAAAAGCACTTTTGGAGTTTCCAAAACTAAGTAAGTCAGCAATAGTACGCTACTTGTTAGATACATATCCAACTATCTTTAATGACTTTGAAAATACAAGGTCAATAGTTAGAACTTGCTCAGGTAGTAATGGGAGTGAAAAGCAAAAGTATAAAGCAATAGACCACAATCCCGATAGTGAAACTCAATACAACTTACCACAAACTAAAGGCGAAAAAAGAAAGTTTATCGAGTTACCGAAAGAGTGTCACAATATTTTAGTAATTAGTGACATACATTTCCCGAACCACGATGTTGAGGCATTGGGTAAGGCACTTCAATATGGTAAGGATAATAATATTAATTGCATAGTCATCAATGGGGATTTATTAGATAACGAACCATTCACTAATCACGATGCACCACCACCCAACACTTCAGATGTTCGGGATTGGTTTCAAATGACTGAGGATTTTTTAGAGCATTTAGTTGAAGAGTTTAAATGTCCTATCTACTTTTTAGAGGGTAACCATGATAATTGGTATATGAGATACTTGATGAAAAAAGCACCCGTACTATTCAATGACCAATACTATACACTATCAGCAAGGTTAAAGCTAAGGGAAAAAGGTATCATTTGGGTTAATCAAACAAGTGTTTTAATGGCAGGTAAACTTCCTATCACTCATGGACACATGATAGTAAAAGGGTTTTTTAGTCCCGTTAATCCTGCAAAGGGAGTTTACAATAAGATTAAAGGATCAATGTTAATCGGACATTGCCACACCACCTCAGAACATTCAGAGAGTAATTTGCAAGGGGATTTGAATACAACTTACTCAATAGGTTGCCTTTGCACTTTAGCACCATTGTATGACCCTTTTAACTGCAAACATAACTTAGGATTTGCGAGAGTGATAGTACAAGAGAATGGTAATTATAGAGTTGAGAATAAAAGAATAGACCAAAACACTTACGAAGTTTATTAAATGAAAATAATATTAGGTCAATCGCAAGGGGTTAACTATCATAGATTATTCAATCCGTTTAGATATTTTAAAGCGGACTTTGTGGCTCAGGTTACCGAACCCGAAGACATTATAGTTTACAATGTTAGAGGCATACATCAAAGTTTACAATCAATTAAAGAACTTCAAATCAAAGGTAGTAAGGTTTGGGTAGATATTGATGATTGGGTAGAAAGACCTTTGTGGCATTTAAACAGGCAACCTAATGAGTCGGAAATAACAAGTAACATAATTGCACACCTTAGAAATGCAGACATCGTTACAACGGCAAGTAAACGATTAAGAGATGAGTTATATCGTCAATTTAATATACAATCAATATTAGTTCACAATGCAATAACGACAGGAGGCATTCAAGTTGAACATGAGTTATCATTTGGGTGGGTTGGAACGCTCTCACATCATTTAGACCATAGGTTGTTAGCGATACCTTTATTTCATAAGTATAAAGCAAGGAGAGTATTAGGTGGTGCAAGTGGGTTTGTCCCTGAATATTGGGAGCACTTACAAAGAATATGGAGTGGTAATTGGCAACACGATGTCAAAGTAATTGAGGCGGTAGAAGTTGACGACTATATGGATATGTATGGACTAATTGATTTCGCATTACTTCCAAGCTATGACGACCTTTACACATCGTGCAAATCTAATCTTAAACTATTAGAAAGTGCAGCCGCAGCAATCCCGATTATAACGAATGGTGGAACTTACTCAGACATTAAACCTTACCAAGGTATCAGAGTGAATGGGGCGAAAGAGTGGCGCAAAGCTATTGAGTTACTTATAAGAAGTGAACACCAACGCAATGAATATGCTTTAGGATTACAAGATTATGCTAAGGGCTACACGATGCAAAAGTCATACGATATAAGATGTCAAATTATAAATACTTTGTTAAATAAAAATTAAATATTATATTTGCAATGTTCTATATTAATATTGAAATAACTAAGGACAAGCCAAAAGAGAAACCAAAACAGGTAAGTGATAATTCACCCAAACAAAATATAAAAACAACAAAATGAGCGAAAAAAAAACTGCAATAGAATGGTTAGTTGAAAAATTAAAAGAACAAGAATATTTAGGGGTATTTTGCACTCCTGATGCATGGGGTAGAGAAGAAGAAATAATGAAAGGGATAGTTGAACAAGGCAAAGAAATGGAAAAGCAACAGATAAAAGATGCTTATAATCATGGTTATCGTAGTGGTGAAATAGATAGTCAAGGATTTAGTGAAATGGAATTATTGCACCATGATGTGAGTGAATTTGAAAACGCAAATAATTATTACAAAGAAACATTTAATAAATAAAACAACATGAACGAAAAAATTTATTGCGGAAACGCTAAAACAATCGAAACTAAGTTCGGCAAGATGCTTAAAATTAGTTTTTCAAAATCAGACCTACAAGCATTGAACAAAGCAATGGAGGGTAAAGAGTGGGTTAATTGCAACCTAAAAAAGAAACAGACAATAGTAGAGGGTAAGCCTACTCACTATCTTGAAATTGATACTTACGTTAAACCAACTGACTCAAGAAGTCAAGTAAATGATGCAGAAAACTTGACAAATGATGACCTGCCTTTCTGACTATTAGAACAACTTAATAAATACGGATGGAAAAAGATAACATAAATCCACAACACTATAAGAACAAGCCTAAGGAAACAATAGAACGAATACAAGACAATCTAACACCTGAAGAGTTAAAAGGTTATATAAAAGGAAACATACTTAAATACTTAGATAGGTATGAGAATAAAAACGGGGTGGAAGATTTAAAGAAAGCGAATTGGTATCTGAATAAATTAATTGAAATAGAAAGTAAATAGATTATGCACCCTACAAGAATATTTGAAAACCCCGAACAATTAAAACAAGCATTTGAACAATATAAAGAAAGCCTAAAAGAAGAAGCTAAACAATGGCTTAAAGTTCAATATGTAGGTAAAGACGGAGAAAGAGTAGCAGACCCTCAAAAAGTGCCTTATACATTAGAGGGATTTAAAAGATATTGCAGACAACATTACGGAGAAGTACATCAATATTTCGTAAATAAAGACTCACTTTATAATGACTTCGTAACTATCTGTCACGCAATAAAGGAAGAGATAAGAGAAAACCAAATAACAGGAGGCTTGTTAGGGTTCTACAATCCAAGCATAACTCAAAGGTTAAACAACCTAACTGACAAAGTAGAAACAACAATAGTAGAGCAACCTTTATTTCCTGAAACAGAAGAATAGTGTTTAAGCACACAACTGCAATAAAGAAGTTAAGGCGATTAAAATCCCGTACTAAAATAGTTCAGGGTTCATCAAGTGCAGGTAAGACTTATGGAATACTTGCAATACTAATTGATAGAGCAACTAAGACAGACAAACTTGAGATAAGTGTAGTGTCCGAAACAATCCCACATTTAAGGAGGGGTGCAATGAAAGACTTTCTTAAACTAATGGTTTGGACTAACAGATTTAATGAGGCACATTGGAATAAAACATTATTGACTTATACATTTGCAAACGGGAGTTATATTGAGTTCTTTAGTGCAGACCAAGAAACAAAGATAAGAGGTGCGAGGCGTGATATACTTTATATCAATGAGTGCAATAACATTCAATTTGAAACTTACCACCAATTAAGTATAAGAACTAATAAAGAGGTATGGTTAGACTATAACCCGAGTAGTGAGTTTTGGGCGCACACCGAATTAAAAGGGGAAGTTGATACTGACTTTATTATTATAACCTATCAGGACAATGAGGCACTTGATAAGGCTATTGTAAAGGAAATAGAGAAAGCGAAAGTAAAAGGCGAAACATCGGACTATTGGCGTAATTGGTATCAAGTGTATGGATTAGGTCAGTTAGGGCAAGTACAAGGTACTATCTTTACTAATTGGCATCAAATAGACAACGTGCCAACTGATGCAAAGTATATCGGTATGGGCTTAGACTTTGGATATTCAAATGACCCGACTGCAATAGTAATGGTTTATAAGTGGAATAATGAATACATACTTGATGAGATAGCCTATCAAAAAGAATTAAGCAATAAAGCAATAGCAGACATTTTAAAGCCTTATGGTGGATTAGTAGTGTGTGACTCAGCCGAACCGAAGTCAATAGCAGATTTAAGAGCATACGGAATAAACGCTACTCCATGCGTAAAAGGTAAGGACTCAATCATAAATGGAATACAGAAGATACAAGCCTTAGATAAAATCCACGTCACTAAAAGGTCTACTAACTTAATCAAAGAGTTAAGGGGTTATGTTTGGAAAACGGATAGGAATGGAACGGCACTCAATGAACCGATTGACTTTCTAAATCATGGCATTGATGCAATTAGATATATCCTAAGTCATGTTATCGTGAGTCCTAATTATGGTAAGTATCATTTAAGGTAAAATATTAAATAAAAAATATTATATTTGCAGAATGAAAAACAAAAAAATAAGCAAAAAAGAATTAGTTGAAATGATTGACAACGCATTTACAAACAAACCTCATCAAGGTAGAATAGTTGTCCCAAGCCAAGACGAAATAACAATACCTGAGTTTTTATGGTTAAGTGAATATTGTATGGCGATACTAAAGAAATTTGAAGGAATGGGTAAGTAGTTAGGGTTGCAATAAATATTTATTAACTTTGTTTTATAGTTAATGAATTTCAGCAACGTAACAATTTTACAATTTCAAAAACTACAAGCAGCATACAAACATTTTGAGGGTAATGCTTATGAGGTAGGCATGGCTATACTCGACATCTTTGAGGGTGTACCTAAGACACTATCAAGTCAATGGTTAGTTAAAGACTTTGACAAACGATTAGCTAAGTATCAATTCTTAATAGATGCCCAAATGAAAGATGATGAATGGGTAAAAGAGTTTGAATTGAATGGTAAGGTTTATAAAGTCACTCAGCAAGTCCACCATTGGAATGTTGAACAATGGGTATCAATGGGAACGCTAACCCAAGACCCTGATAAGATAATAGAGAATGTACATTTGATATTAGCAACCTTATGTACAGATGAAAGGGATGTAATGGATAGGGCAAACGAATTTCAGAACGATTTAAGTATTGAGATAGCTTATCCGATTGCAGTTTTTTTTTGCGCGGTTATGCTGAAATTTCATCACGATATGCCAAACTATTTTCAGGAGGGGGAGTATCTACATGGTTTAGCTTAAAGTGGGGTTGGTATGATGTAATTATTAAAATGGTAGGCTTTGAGAAAAGGAATGAGATATTTAAAACACCTATCTTTGAATTTCTAAATCACATGGCTTACCTTAAAGATGTAGATATATTTAAGACAGATATAAAATAATTTAATTATATTTGTAAAATGGAAAATCAATATTATTACGTTAAAGAAATAGTTGAATTGCAATTTAGGTATGAATATAAAGAGGGTTCACATAACCCTCATAGGTATATCTTTGAAACAATAGATGGTAAAAAGTTATTCCTTGCAACTACAATACAATATAAGATGTCACACGAATATAGGAGATGTCAAGCAATAGTATATGATAATGGACATTGGACAATCGTGGGTTTTTTTAACACCCCTATAAATATGTATTCAGAATTTAATCCACAATGAGCGAAAATGTAACAGAGATAATAGCAGGAGTATTAGCCGAATGGTCACAAGGTAGAATAGACAATGCTAAAGACTTATTGAACTCTCAGGCTATACCTTATACAAGTCCACTCAATCAATCCATACAGACCACCGAACTAAAGGTGCAGGGGTTAAACATTGGGATTGGTTTCACTGCAAACGATTACTACATTTACATAGACGAGGGTGTTAAGGGTTTAAAGAATAGAGTACCTACAAGTGGATTGTTTTCATTTAAAACACCATTCCCAAGTCGCAACATGATTAAGTCATTAGAAGATTACATACCAAGATATGGGATAGTTCCAAGTGGTGGAGGCAAGTCAGTAACGATACCTAAAAAAGAAAAGGCAGCAATAGGAATGGCTTATGCTATTAAACAAAAAGGTATTAAACAAAAACCATTTTGGAAACCAACATTTAATGAGGAAGCATTTAACGACTTAGCAGCAAGACTTGAAGATGCTTTAGGCGAAGATATTAATTTAACTTTGACTATTGAGTAACAATAAAAAACAATTAACTTTGTTTTATTAGTGTGGCAATTACAATCAATCAACAACCGAGCGGACTTGTTTCGGCTTTTAATCATATTGACTTTTTAGTTGATACAGATAATACTCAACCGATATTTTCTTATCAGATTAAACCAATAGTAGGTGGAACTGCAATAGCTCAATACGTTAAGCCTAAATCAATATACGGGGATAAGGCACACTTTGATGCTCAGAGGACTATTCAAAACCAAGTGTCTTATGACATAAGTGGAATAGTAAACAATACCCCTCAGATTTATAAAGCAGCAAATGTATTCAAAGAGTTTTATATTCAGTTTGCGGAACTATCAGGAACTACTA